AGTATCAAAATCAGGCTCCATCTTAGTCTGCAATGGAGTCCGATTAAACATCTTAGTACCGTTAGGAACATTAGTCTTAACGAACCAAGCGTCTGTATCAGTAAATCTACGGTTAATATACACTCCCTTTGGAAGCATTGACATACTCTGAATAGAGTTAATGTCATTCCAACCAGAAGGATTGGTAACTGCAGCACCCATAGCTCCACCTTCACCAGATGCTGGTAGATAAGTAGAGTTAAGAACAGAATTAGAAGTAGCCCAATTATCAGGAGATACGTGCAAAGAAACTGCTGCACCACCTGTTAGAATACCCCTATCATCCTTAATCTTTTGTATGGTTGTCAATGCCGCTTCCAACGAGGAGAACGAAAGGTCAGCAGCAGCCAAAACATTTGACTGATTGCCATCGCCTACTGTTGGATGAGCTGCTGAGAATAGCGGCTCACCGTCACCACCTTGATATGGTGCAGTATCAGTAAATCCATTATTGAAAATATCTGCACCTTTAACCTGTTTAGTATTTGCCATAGCACGAGCAAGACCTCTTGCACGTAGTTTAGCAAATGTGTCATAAAGATTATCTTCCATAGCTTCTTCAGTAACAGCAAAGGCAAGAGCTACAGTCTCAGCAACATAACGTGCTGTATAGCTTTCCTGTGCGTTATCATAACTAATGGAAGCACCTTCGTTCTTTACTGGTGCTGTACCGAAACCAGTAAACAACACTTCCTCTTCAAAAGCTCGATCTGAATTTTCAATCTCGAAAAGAGGTTCGTGTTCATTATCAACTTCTCCGTATTCTATGCCGAAAACAGCATTCAGTCCAGGGAGAAGTTCTTTGGCAATACTTGCTCTGTTAATAGCCATAATTTATTACTCCCTAAGATGCTCTTGCTGAAACGCCAATAGAACCGAAACGATCTATATGCTGAATAAGTTTGACTTCTACAACTTCAAAAGCCCTTTCAGCAGATACATCAATATTGTTTCCTGGTTCATCAACCCAACCAACTACACGAGTCATTCTCTGAGCTGGATTGCGAGTACCTGCTGCAATACCAAATCCAGAATTACCTGTAACAGTTGAGCCACTACCTAGCGTAACATCAAAGTTTTGTGAACGTATATCCCCTGCACTAATAGAGGCATCAGCTTGAATCTCATAAACAGTCTGAGGATCATCACTGATAATTCCATAAGCATTAGAGGCAGATGTACTAGCTGGCCAATAGCGTGACCAACGAGGCTCACCATCAGTTTCGTAGTAACATCCTTGAAAAACGCCCCACACGTATTCAGTTGTCGTAGCAATCACATTTAAATTTCCTGCACTTACCCTGACCAAATCACCAGTAAAAATATTACTAGCGTAACCGCTTGAAATAACATACTGGCTGTCAGTGCCTGTAGAATTTGGCCTTGAACCATACCTACGTGAAGGAGTGAAGCCTGACAAAGCTTTACTTGTAGTCATTTTGCTTCTCCTATAAAGTTAAACCTAGTAAGTCTAATTGGAAAAAGAAGGTTGTCTTCCTTTAATAATTTGTGACTTACTATTGTTGGAAATAGGCATTTTAGAATCAGAAGCTTTATCAAGTTGCACATCAATAGCATGCATCAAGTCTGCACTCTTCTTCTGAAAATGCTTTGTTCTGGCGTCATGTCTACCTTTTTGAATTTTGGCTAGGGCGAGATCGCCACGAGATACTACACCTGCATAACGGCCTTCCTCCAACACGATTGAGGTTGTAGACATTTCAGGAACTTCATTAGGAGTGACAAAGACCCAACCTTCATTTAGTTTTTTTCCTACGTTAATGTAATCATCTTTCCCTCTGGTCTGGATTCTTACCCAACGTAAAACCATATCTTCAGCGTTAAATCTTTCCATTACAATATCTGGAATATCAAGAGCATCTGGCTCTTCATATGTCCATTCTTGTTCCCTAGTATTATTTTCCCTAGACTCTACGGTACGTGTCTTTTCCAATGGCATATTTTTATCCTCCACGTTTAGTTAAAACATCTGTATAACCACCGTCAGACTGAGTAACTTTCATCTTCTCAGCAGCATACATCTCAAGCGGTATTTTCCATTTAGCAGCTAACTGCATATCTTCTTGTGTTAGCTTTATTTTTTTACCTGAAGTGGCAGGGGAACGTGACCCACCTGCTACAACTTGAGCAGCCTGTTTCGTAGGCTGTTGTCGAATTTGTTGTTCCGTTACGACTACTTCCTCAGTAAACTTATGTGGAAATTCTTTACGAATCCTTCTATCAACTTCCCCATAAAATTCATCATCTGTAGGATTTAGTCCTAAATTTTTTAACTCACCATCAATCGCTAAAGCAGCAGCAGTCATAACTGTATCTTTTCCAAACCATTCATTATCTGAAGCCCAAGCGATAGCTTTGGGATCAGCTTTAGGTTGTTGCTGTTGAGGAGCAGCTTTTTGTATCTCCTCTTGTTCTGCCACAGCTTCTTTATATTTATTTAAAGCTACCTTTGTTGATTCTATATTTTGTAAATCAAGTTGGCTTTGATTGAGAGCTTGTTGTGCTTGTAATACTTTTTGAGCATCTCCACTTTGATATGCTTCTACATAATTACTTTTAGCTAACTCAAAGCGATCTTTTAATTGTTTTTCAGATGTTTCTGTTGAAACTGTTTGAGCTTGCGTAAATTCTTTTTCTCTCTCTAATATCTTACTAGTTAAAGTTTCATTTTGCTCAATCAGTTTTTGTATCTGTTCATCACGTTCTTTACGTTGTTTTACAAGCTGTCTAATTCTTTTTTGAGCACCCTTTGTTTCTACACCTTCAAGTTCTTTGGGTTCTTCTTTTTTCTCTTCTGCTTCTTCAGAAGCTTCAATCCAAGAAGATTCTTTACTAGCTGTTTCTACTACTTCTTCCTTTTGTTCAGGTTCTGGAGAAACTGCTACAGGTTTTTGTTCTTCTTCTTGACCTTCAATCTCGTATTCTACTTTTTCTTGAGGTTCTTGATTACTACCTTTTACTGTAATATCAGACCATGCATTATCACTCATTATTTTTCCTTTCTACCTCGTTGCTACGAAATCAACGATTACGTTTATATAAATATAACACAAGTATTTTACTTATCCAAATTAATTTGATAAATTAAATGTAGGATCTAAATCTTTAGGATTTTCTACCTTCATCATAATTTGGTCATCAAACAATACTAGTAGCTTAATTCCTTTATAAAATAGCTTTGTTCCTGTATGTTTACCATAACATACATAATCACCTACTTTACACCAAGCTCCATTAGGAAACTTGATTTCATCTTGATAGGCTACTTCTCCTACTGCAATTACTCTTCCTACAGTAGTTAGATATGCCATATCATCTCTAGTTGAGTCTGGTATAAAAATACCACCCTTTGTTACATTTTTAATGGATACAGGTCTAATTAATATATTATATCCAGGTAAAGAAGGGAGAACCTCTGGATCAGGAATATCTTCTTCATTAGAAATCCATTGATCGTTTTTTACTGCTTTACCCATTGCTAATTGTCTCACTTAAAAATCCTCCTCGTCATCTATTCCATGATTACGTTTGGTTATAATTGAAGTAAAGGTGTGCCTCGCAAACATAATCCCCTTACAATATCCAACGAGGTTTTGATACTCACTGAAGTTAGACGGTCCCCCTTCTGAAATAACTTCTTTAACTTGATCTAGTTCTTTATTCAGCTCCAGAATAATTTCATCCCAAGCTTCCATCAGTATTATTCAACTCCTGTACTAATATCAGTAGGATTTCCCCCAATCCACCAGTATCCTATTGCCATACCGATAACTACCCATACAGGTGCAGTTGTCCAAAACCATCGACTGCATCCACAGCCAACACAGTCGCACCCAAGTTTTATGATACGTTGTATGCGACTAATTGTATTATGTATTGGTCCGCAACTCATTCGTTAATCTCCTTTATGTTAATTATTTCATTTACTCTAGCAGGAAGTTTAGTGGAAATACTTTCTGAATCTTCAGCCATTTTTGCTAGTTCCATAAGCATTTCCATTCCTTTAAGTTCTTTATCTCTATTATCAGAGTTTACCATTCCTGCTAATTTAGTTACAACTTCTAACACTTTTAATTTTTCGTTTGATTCAAGTTTTGCTTGATCCGTTGCAACTTTCGTTAAGATATCAATTGCTTTCATTGATTGTTTAGCAATACGATCTCTTTCATCCTTCTCCATCTTTACTTGCTCTTTCATACCACCCTGTAAAATTTTAGCTTGTAATTCAGCTTCTTCTAAATCAAGCTTTCTATTTTCTAGGGCAGCATCGGCATTATCAGTAGCTGCTTTAAGTTGCAACTTCTGTTGCTCTAAAGCTACTCGTGCCTGTTCTAATTGAACCATCTGTTGTTCAGGAGACATCTGTTTTCCTGCCATTGACTGATTAGCTTTAAGAACTTGTTGAGCTGCTCTAGCTTGAGCCATTTCAATAATATTATCAGAAGATGCTGTTTCAGGAGGAACACGTTTCATAATCTCATTGGTCATACCACCCACCTGTTCTTGATATTTAAGAACTGAGTGTTCTTGAATATTTGCTTGAAGAACAGGAATAATCCTTTTCATTACAGGATTAGCTCCATTTACAGGATCTTGAATATAAGACATCTTTACCTGCATATGAGCATCATGATCTTGACCAGGAAATGCCTGAATAGGAATACCCTTAGTAGCTGCTAGAATATCTGAAACAGGGTCTAAAGGTTTTGCTACTTTTTTAGGAGGCAGTATCTGATTAAGATTTGGCATATTCGCACTCTCTAAAATTGTTCTGTTAAGAGCTTCGAGATTAAACATACCAGGTGGAGACTGTTGAGCTAACTGAAGTGTCATCTGTGCCAACATCATCCTATGAGCGTTAGAAGGAATATTAGGATCACTAACAGGAATAATATCAACTTTACCATCGAAATCATCCTTAAAAATAGTTTTACTAATTCCTGGCATATCATAAGGATATTCCTGGGGCATGAAGTCTGCATCTATTCTCGCTAATATTTTAAATTCATCTCGTTGAGCTTTATGCAAACGCTTATGCACCGCAGAAAAGAACTTACTTGATGCCTCAAGTAACGCCATTGTAGTTCCAACAGGTCCATAAGAAGAAGCATCAGATACAATCTTTTCTGTATTATCAGCAAACTTCTGTCCTGTTGCAGCTACAAACTGTAACATATTATATAAAGTTTGAGAAGGTTCTTTATACGGTAGATTAACAATAGCTTTATTTAAATCCATTCCTGTAGCTTCTACTTCCTTAAACTCACCAGGAGAAATCGGATCATTATCACCTACAATTCTTACACCCTTAGCTTTAAAACCACCAGGTAGATTAGCAAACTGACCTGCATCAACTAATGCTCTCATAGCTGCAGTAGCTGTCATTGTCAAATTTCCTAAGAAATGAATTAAACCTAATCCGTAGAAACCGAAACCTGGAACGAATCTATAATGAACAAAATGTAATGTTTTTGATTTCGTGGGATCGTTTGGTTTGTAGTTTCTACGGATACTTAGAATCTGTCGAGAGTTTTCCTCAACAGTTACAATGTATGGAAGAGCTACTCCATCCTCATCTGCAAAAGGTTTGGGTAGCTCCAGATAACAATGTTGTTCTAGTATCGTATATTGTGGATCATTATCACCTGAAGGATTAAGTCCTAAAATTTGATCCATTTTAGAAGTAATCGGTGACATTACAGGAATAGTAGGTAAAGGTAAATCGACATCTCTATACATATCAGAGGCAATTTCCCTTGCCATATCCACAGGATTCCTATAAATTACATGAGTGTATCTATCAGCCCTTCTTAAATCACTAGCATAATAAGATACATAAAACTGGTCAATAGGTACAAATTCGGAACAGGGGCGTTTCAATGCAGGATCATAATATACTTTTTTAAATGCTGATCCTATAAGAGGCAAATGAAATAACATTCTTTCAAACTCATCAAAATACTCAGGCATCTGTTCAGTAAGTTGGTAGTTCATAAAATCTTCTACTCTATTTGCCTGTTGTATCTTAGCTACTGTTTCATCCCCCATGATCTGGGCTTTAACAGGACCAGCAGGAGGGAAGAGTTCCTGAGAAGCTTTGGACTGAAACTTTACAGCAGACTCAATAAGAAGAGGATGAACAGCAGTACATGCTCCTTCAAAAGGTTCAGCAGTTGTTTCCAGCTTGAGTCCCAAGAGATCAAAGCCTCGCTCAAACATAGACTCCCACTCTTCTCTCGAATCTTTATCTGTCTGATATTTGTCTATAACATCAGAAGCAATTTCTTCTAAAAGGTCATCATCAAGTTTATCAGCTATATTTTCATACCAGTTTTCTTCTTCTGTAAAATTAGATTCATCAAACTCCATAATAGTTTCAGATGATTCTTCAAAATTAACTGTCAGACCACCATCTTCATCCAGTTCAAAGGTTGGTCCTTCTGACTCAGATACTGTTACTCCACCAATAGGAATTATATTTCCACCTTGTTCTTTTTCAGATTGCATTATTTCCTTAAAAGGATTGCGTTCAATAGCCATTTATTTCTTCCCTATTATTCTTTAAAAATCTTTGTATTCCATAAACTAAACAAGGATTTTGTTTTTTCATCAGTGCTTGATTTAAGTGCATCAAGATCCGCACGTAACTTTACTACTTGTGTATAAGTATCACGTTTATTTATATCATCTACATCTTTTCGTAATTCTGCTACTGCACTCTTGAGTTTTACAAACATTACAATAATTGCTACTATTGCTAAAACTTGAGGCCAATAGGCTGTTATCTGATCTGCCATAATACAGCCCTCCCCATTAGCTGTAATATATTATTATAGGCAATACTACCTTATTATGCAAATTTTAATTAGGAGGGTTTACAAGCAGTAAGGTATATCCTATCTCAGCTCCCATTACTTGAGACTTAAACATAACTACGTGAAAGAGTTTACCATCGCTCACAATCTCAGATATTACTTTAACAGGTGTACCCCATATAGGTAAATGATGCGGAACCCAATGACATCCTGCTTCCCACAAGTCTTTTAAACTTGTAGTTGGTTTTAAAAGCAACTCAAATATCTGTTCAGCTTTATCACACCATTGAATTACAGCAACAGGCATCATAATTATCTTGTTCCTTTAAAATATTAAGTATATCATTTATACATTCCAATATGCAACCCTTTTCTTTTCTCGTGGTGGGTCTTCCCAATCTGCATCCTCTGGATGGGTTAATCGCCACGACTCTCTCATATAGTGAATAGCCATTGTTAAAGCATCTACCTGATCGTCATGAGCAGAGTGAGGAAACTGAATAAGTTCTTGAATAAGCTCCTCTCCCCACTTTTTATTCTTTGGTATCCAAATACGACCTGCTTCAATCATAGGACTTGCAGCATATACTCGTGCTACCTTATCTCTATCAGGGAGATACTCCATGACAGGTAAGCCAGCCCTTCTCATGTCCTGAATCAACGATTGCCCACTTGCCTTCTTTTCTATGATACACACATCTGGTCTATGCTCTTCATATAGAAGTTGAGCCAATCTTCTCAACTCAGGATACTCGTATCTCCCTTTCATATTCCCTAGTAAAATTAAATTTCCTTTATAATCTTCTGATCCATCATCTTCTACTTCATACCCACTAAAGATTCCCCATGTCTGGATAACACTAAAGTCTGCTGTAGTTTTGGTAGAAAAGGCTGTATCGTA